TTAAAGTGGCAGAAACAAAAGTTGGTTTAACAGTAACTGTTTATGACTTAACAGAAGATGATGCAAAAGATTTAACTGATTTCTTAGAAATGCGTGGTTACAAGTACAAAGAGGTATAGATGGATAGTAGATATAATGCGGTAAAAACTGTACCGCAATCAGCGTTAAAAATAATTGACTTTGGGAAACTTAAAGGCAAGTATGATATTTCTCCACAATGGAGATGGGAAATATTAACCGAAGTTTATGGTATGTGTGGTGTTGGTTGGTACTTTGACATTGTAGATACGGAACAAGTATTGGTAGAAGCTACTGGCGAAACGATGCTTTATGTAAAAGTAAATCTATATATCAAAGATGGCGATGAGTGGAGTAAACCAATTCCGGGTTATGGTGGTGATTTCTTAATCTACAAAGATAAAAATGGTTACCACGGAAATGATGAGGCATTCAAGATGGCGGTTACCGATGCATTAGGTACTGCAGCAAAAATGATTGGTGTAGGCGCTGATGTATATCGAGGTTTACAAGATACCAAAATCAATGCAGCGGCAGAAAAGGAAAAGAAAGAAAAAGAATTTGACCCTCACAATGCGTATGCAATCGTGCTAAAGATGGCAAGTGAACATGGGTTAAGTGAAGAACAAGTAGCACACCAATTAACAGAAATGTTTGGTGTTGGTGTGATTGATAACGTTACAAGAGACCAAATGTCTAAACTTTATGACTGGGTAAAAGGCTATGAAGTGGACAACAAGTAATATTGATATACTTCGTAGTCCACTAGGTGTAATGGTAGTAATACCAGCACCACATGACAATGATCTAGCGAAATTAGATAAAGAAAAAGAATACGTGATTGAAATCAAAAAGAAATCAAAATCACGCAGCATGAACGCTAATGCTTATTGCTGGGTTCTATGTCAAAAGATAGCGGAAGTCATGAGTAACCATTCGTATATGTCTAAGGAAGATGTATATAGAAAAGCAATCAAAGATTGTAGTCATTTCACATATGTTCCGGTCCGTGAAGATGCGGTCGAACGTTATATAAACATATGGAAAGGGCATGGCCTTGGTTGGATAGCCGAAGATGCTGGCGAGTGTAAAAGTATCAAAGGTTATCACAATGTAATGTGTTACCACGGTTCGTCAGTATATACAGTTGCAGAGATGCAAAGGTTTATTGATTGTTTGGTTGATGAGTGCAACCAGCTTGGAATAAAACTTGATGATAGCGATTATATCCAATCGTTGGTTAAGGAGTGGGGGAATGAACAAACGCAAAAGGAATGACGATAAACTTTACAAAATAACAAGGCCGCAAGCTATCGAACGAGATAGTATAGATGGCTATCCATGTTGTGTAATATGTGGCGCACCTGCTACTGAGGTACACCACATATTGCCTAGAGGTAGAGGCGGTACAAGCGAACTAAACAACCTAGCGTGTTTGTGTAGATATTGCCATGAGAACTTAGCACACGGAGTATTTGCAAAGGAAACCAAATTAAAGCTAGAAACAATCATTATGGAAAGGATGAAACAATATGAAAAGAATTGATGTTGTTGAACTATATGTTAAGAAACGCATTGAGAAATTAGAACAAACACAAGCCGAATACAAAGTAAATGAAAAAGAAATTACAGAGCTAAAGGATGTATTAGATGTAATTAATCAAACGCAACCAAATGTTAAATATGCCAGCGTTGGTAAAAGTAATGGTTAGCATATGAGCGAACCAAAACGATACTTTTGGTTGAAGTTGCACAAAGACTTTTTCCAAAGAAAAGAAATTAAACGATTAAGAAAGATTGCTGGTGGTGATACCTATACAATTATCTATCTCAAAATGTTACTACGTTCAATCATGAGTGATGGAAAACTTTACTTTGATGGACTTGAAGATGATTTTGCATCAGAACTCGCATTAGATCTTGATGAAAAAGAAGAAAATGTGCAAATCACTGTACAATACTTACTTAAAAGCGGACTGCTTGAAATGTGTTCTGATGAGGAATATTACTTGCCTGATACAAAAGATAGTACAGGGTGTGAAACAGCTGCAGCTAGCAGAATGCGTAAGTGTAGAGCTAAAAAAAATAAGTTGGAGCGTAACAATGTTACACCAATGTTACAAAGTAGTTACGGAGAGATAGAGAAAGAGTTAGAGATAGAGAAAGAGTTAGAGATAGAGAAAGATAGTAGTGCAAAAAGCACTACAACAAAACGCAAGCGTTTTGAAAAACCGACTATCTCTGACATTGAACAATACTGTATCGAACGTAACAACAACATAAACGCTAACCAATTTTATGACTATTACGAAAGTAATGGTTGGAAAGTAGGAAAGAACCCCATGAAAGATTGGAAAGCAGCGGTTAGAACATGGGAACGTAGCGAATACAGAAAACCTAATTCTAAAAAGAATAGCAAGGAAGATGCAATCAACGTAGTTAATAACTTGATGAATAAGTTAGGGGGTGTAGATACTGAACAACCAACAACAGACCTTGAGAGCGCTATCGATGTTACAGATAGCGTGGTCTACTGATATGTCAGAGCAACGAATGATGTTGTATGTAACAAAGTTATCTGATGTAAACCCAGTTACCCTTGAACAAGCGATAAGCAATCTGATTGATAGATGTAAATTCTTACCAACGATTGCAGAAATTAAAGAGGAATGTTCCGCATTAAGTGCCTTTGTAAATGCACATGAGGAAATTCCTACTGCACAAGATGCATGGGAAAGGGTGTATCAAGTAGCACGATCATATGGCTACGATAAAGGGTTAGATAAACTAGATGGGTTAACGAAACAATGTGCTAAGGCAATATGGAAATCGTTTGACCCTCAAAACGGAGATAACTTCAACGAGATGTCTTGCCGTTCGCAGTTCGTGAGGAACTATGAGTCGCAAGAAATAATGGAACGTGAACGATTGAGATTGTCTAACTCAATTAAGGATAATCACTTGTTGTTAAAGGCAAGGGAAAAAGCAGAAAAGGAACGAGCGTTACTAAACGCTGGACAAAAGAAAATCGAAATGACTGCTACTGGTAACTTGGTAGAAGTAGCGAAAACACCAGTTGATGTTGCAAAAATAATCGAGGAAAGTGAAATATCTGATGAGGGGAAAGCATTGTTAAAAAGTGCTATAGGGGGATGAGATGAAAGAAAGAATAAAAGAGTTTGAAACCAGCGTGAATGTATCGTTCAATGTGAGTTTTACAGTACTGGCTACGAATGAAGCACAAGCAAGGACAAAGATTGAAAACTTGCTAGAAATCATGAGGAATGAGGCAACAGTCGATTGCCACATTCACGAAGATTATGATGTGTACATTGATGACACAGAGGCATCATTGAATGGAATGTATTATTACTAAGGAGAATTATGAACACAGTACAGATTTTAGGAAATTTAGCACGTGATCCAGAAGTGCGTTATACCCAAAGTGGTCGAGCGGTGGCCACGTTCACAGTAGCAGCAACTAACACCTACATTGACTCCACAACAAATGAGACGAAAGAACAAACTGCTTTCATCAACTGTGTGGCTTTGGGAAAACTAGGAGAAGCAGTAGGAAATTACCGAAAAGGAAACCGCTTATTCGTAGAGGGGCGTATTCAAACACGTTCTTATGAAGATAGCAACGGACAAAAGAAATACGTTACGGAAGTAATCGCTGGTTTCGTTGGTGTATCCGCATTGAATGATACAGCAACGGAAAGTAACTTTGAAAATTTTGCAGATGATAAAAGCAACGATGAAAATGTTCCGTTCTAAGAGGTGAGTAACATGGATGAATACAAAATTACTGGTTATGTAAAGATTGGTTTTTCCAAAGTTGTGAAATGTGAAAGTTATGTTGATGCAATGGAGAAAGCCGAAGAGATTTCATATAACGAAGATATTGATTTTAGTGAACTAAATAATTGGTATGACGATGTGGAAGTTGAAGAAATAGAAGAGTTATAGGAGTGAGGATTAACATATGAATAAATACCAACTTATTAAACAAATAGGTAAATGTCCTAAATGTGGATGCAAGGAGTTTGTTGTAAATTCAAAGGTCGATGGTGAAGTTTCTTATTTTGTAAATCTTGATGGTGAAGAGTGTGATAATTCGGAAATGTATTCAGGGTTAGATTACTACTATGACGAATGGTGCGTTTGTGCTAAGTGTGAAAACAAACTATTTAAATATAAAGATTATTATGCTAGTGGTGATTTTTTGCTTGAATAAAATAACAGGGGAATAGATGAAAATACTAGAT